TAAACCAACTATTAAATCAGAAATTGATGGACAACCAGTCATCATGTGCTTAGTTGAATTAAGACAATATGAGTTCTCTACAATTCATAAAACTATAGTTACATCTAACCCATTAGAATCTAAAATGATGCAATTTGAATTTGATAATCAATTAGCCGGATTCGATGTAGATGTAAAAGAATACGGTAACCCTGTTAGAAAATTGAAACCGGTTTATAATGGTTTGAATACTGATGGAGTTAACGATTTCTGTAATTATACTTTTATAGATTCTTCAACTATTCGTATCATGTTTGACAATGCTTCATATTTACCAACTGCTAATACTGAAGTGACAGTAAACTTATATACTAGTCAGGGTTCTAAAGGTAATATTAAATATAAGGATACAATCTACTTCAGAGTTAACTCTTCTAATATTAACTATGATAGATTGAATCTATTAGTTGTACCTACAGCCGAAGCTCAATACGGTTTAGATAAAAAATCTATTTCAGATTTGAAGAAACTAATTCCTAAAGAAGCTTTAGCTCGTGGTAGTGTAACCAATAGCACTGATATTAATAATTACTTCAATACTATTGCAGATGAAGATAATAAAATCTTCTTCTTCAAGAAAATGGATAATCCATTAAGTAGACTATATTATGCTTTCTTATTAATGGATACTACAACAAATATCATTCCGACTAACACTATTCCCGTGGAATGTATTAGACGTGACTTTGATAATATATCTGATAGTAACTACATATTGACTGCTGGTAATTCTATTAAATACGATGGAAAGACTAATGCATCTGTAGTATATAATGCATCCAAGGATGAGTTAAAGAAAATTAGTAATGAATCTTTCTTATATATGAATCCTTTCATGTGTATTATAAATAAGAAACCTTTATATGTATCTTATTATTTGAATATTATGGACGTTAGTAAGATCTTAGAGTTTACTTATGTAAACCAAGACTCTAAAGTTCAATTTATTACAAATAATATGAATTGGAAACGTAGCTATCTAACTAAACGTGATACTTACGTTTGTGATATTTCTATTCTTCAGAATATTCAATCTAATATTGGCATTATTCATAGAGATGATCCATATGATCCGAATAAGATTACAGGAGCAGATCTTAAAGTAATAGCAGTATTTTATTCTGATGACAAATATCAAGTTCCTTATAGATGGGCTGAAGCTAAATTTGTAAACTACGATGAATCTTCTTATAGTTTCGATTACAGATTTGAATTGAATACTGATAATAAGATTGATAAAAACGTACGTTTAAAAGTTAATGACGTCCATGAAATGAAAGCTGCCGCTGATAAATTTGAACCTGGATATATGCTTAACAATATGCCAATGAAAATCTTTGTATATTGTAAGAATGTATTCGAATATGATGCTGGTAGAAATAAGACTGAGCAATATTTTGCTGATGGATTTTTAAATGGTTATAGTTTGACTAATGAGTATACTGTTAAATATGGTATCGACTTCTTATATAACTATTCTGACTTAATTGAATCTGTAATTAAAATCAAAAAGCAAGATAATGGTCAAATTAGTTACTATATAGATCGTGTCCCAGTTATTGGATATGATTATGTAAATACTGAAGATAAAATTCAAAGCTTTATTAATGAACTAGAAAAGAAACGTATTCATATTCTAGATTGCTTAGAAGTTCTTGAAGATAGCTTCGGTATTGATATCAAATTCTTTAATACTTATGGACCATCTAAAATCTTCTATATTGAAAATAGCGTTCCTATCAATCGAGTTAACTTATCACTTAAGTTCAAGATTAAGTTATTGACAGCTAGTGATAAATATATAATTGACTATATTAAGAATGATATTAGAAAATATATTGAAGATAAATCTAAGATTACTGATGTTCATATCCCTAATATTATTACATACATCACTCAGAAGTATGCTGATAGTATTACATATTTTGAATTCTTAGACTTTAATGGTTATGGTCCTGGATACCAACATATTTATCGTAAAGATGAATCTATAGTTGGTAAGATTCCAGAGTTCTTAAACATCAACTCTACTAATACTGAGGATAATAAACTCGATATTAGTATAATTATTGCATAATTTAATCTTTATAGATTTATTAAGTGCAACAATTTAATAAATCTAGCCTAATATTGGCGAAATAGATAAATTTTAAAATTTATACTTAAAAGTATATACTTTAAGGAGGACAAATATTATGGCATTTTTTGACGGTCATAAAACTGAAGAAGTTACACTTGAAAACTCCGCACTTTATGAAAGTGAATTGGGTGCAGGTGCTCTTGTATTAGAATGCTTACAATTTGAAGCTGAATTATTCAAAGAAGCAGTAAGTGCTGACATTGCTGAATATGGTATGGTTCAAGAAGGCGCTGATGTTACAGCTTTCGTTGAAGGTACTTTTGAAAACGTAAAAACTAAAGTTGTTGAATTCTTCCAAAAACTTTGGGCTAAAATCAAAGCTGTTTTCAATGGCTTCTATGCTAAAATTTCTGCTCGTTTGATGAGCGATAACAAAGCATTCTACAACAAATTTAAGAAAAAAGTTGAAGGTAAAAACTTAGCTGATTTGAAAATCAAATATGCTAAATTCAAAGGCTTTAACTTCAATCCTGGCGATGTTTCTACTTGGGTTACTGAAGCTAATGCTGAAAAGAATAGCGAAGAACTTAAAGTTGAAATGATTTCTAAAATCACTGGTGTTGCAGTTGATCGCTCCTCTGATATCAAAGCTAAAGTAATGGAAGATGCTTTCGGCGAAGAAACTGAAGTTGCTTACAATTCCGTTGCATCTGAAATCGTAACAGATATGGTTGGTGGCAAATGGTTAGATGATGCTAAAAAAGCAGAAAAAGAACTTAATAAAGCCGTAACTAAATCTATTGCTGATATCAAAAAAGCAAATAAAGAAACTAAAAACCTTACAACAATTACTGGTGCATATGCTTCTGTAGTTTCTACATTAGCTGGTCTTTCTGTAGCTGTTGCTAAGAAACGCGCTTCTCAAGCTCGTAAAGCATTTGCTAAAGCTGTTGCTTTCCATGAAGGTGCAGAATTTGATGCAGATCTTATTGCTGTTGAAGCAGATGGCTTAATGTAATTTTAGGAGGTATATTATAATGGCATTTTTTGTTGAATCTACTAAACCTGAAACAGTAGTGGAAATGGAATCCGTTATTGTTGATGACTATACTAACTTTGATGAACTAGCTCTTGAAGCTTGTGCTGAAGTTGAACGTATGGACAATATGATCATGGAAGGTCTAGGTCGTTATGAATTAGATCGTATTCATGAAGGTGTAGCTGCTGAAGAAATCTATACTGAAGGCGCATTGGCTACAATTAAAGATAAAATCGCTAAAATCTTCACATTCGTAAAGAACTGGGTTAAAGCTCTTTTCAATAAATTTACTGCATGGATCAACTCCTATGTACGTGGTGATAAAGCATTCTTATCTAAATACCGTAAACAAATCTCTGACAATATTCAATACTTGAATACTGAATTGACTTATAAATTACCATGCTCCAAAGAAATCTTCTTAGGCGTTGCTGATACTAGCAATACTTTCTATAATAAATATGAAGTTGATGGTACATTCAAAGCCGTAGACAAAGATTCCTTGGAAAAAGCTCGTGAAAGTGCTAAAGAAAACATGGAAAAATTGAATGAAGACATTTTCGAAGGTGAAGAAATCACTGGTGCTTGGATCAAATCCAATATCAATGGTATCATCAAAGTAATCGAAATGGATGCTTCTAAAGTTAAAAACCTTGGCTCTACATATGTTAAAGCTATTGAAACTTTGGAAAAAGCAGCATTGACTGGTCTTAAAGAAGATACAGATGGTGCTACTATCGCTGGTGTAAAATCCATGGCTAAAATCAAAACTCAACAAATCTCTAGCATTTGCAGCAAACATTGCCAATTGGTTAAGAAATGTAAATCTGCAGCTCGTCGTATGGCTACTAAATGTATTAATGCTAAAGCATTGCCTAAATACGAAAGTGCATTTGAACATTCTGACCTAGATGCTTACATCAATTTATAATAAATAATATTGAGGAGAGGGATTAAGATTCCTCTCCTCTTATTGTATTTTTAGGAGGCTAATAAATGGAAAGTAATTTAAAAGCTTTCTCATTCGATAACCTTTTATTAGAAAAGATTGATTCCAATAAACTAGCATACATTCAAGGAAGTACTGCTTGTTATACTGGAGTATCTGATTTATTTAAAGGTATCAAACGAGCTCATATGAATGAGTCTCGTATTCTTTATAAAAACTTATTAGAATGCGATAATATAGTTGATGCTAAAAAAGTATATGATAAATTCTTTGATGCAATGATAAAAATTAATATTTTTTATCATAAAAACTATAATGCAACTATTAACTATAAAGAAAAAGATCATATTAGATATTTTGATAAATATCAAAGTGTTATCCGTGATCTACTAGCTGATGTAGATTCTAAAGATATAACTCAACGTCTTGGTGAACGTACAGTAGTTGAATATAAAATTGATAAAAAACTTCCTAATATTAAAAATATTCTATTTAATATCTTTAAGATGGTTGGTGGAAACTTCTATGAACTTAATAAAGAAGAAACAACAAAAATTCTAACAATCATTTCTAATAATTATACTGATATTTTAGATAGATTAAAAGAAGAAATTTGCGGTAGTGGTGATATTACTAAAATAGCAGACTTATTTATTGATGGTGATAAAAATATATTGATGTCTAAAGATGTCCTTAATGATCAATTTACATATCTTGAAAATTATGGAATAGACTTCAAATCACTCTTCACTGAAGCTAATAATGTAAGTGATGAATTCACTTCTATTTTAAAACTAATTCAACGATATAAATCTTCTACAAAGATTAAATTAGATAATGCTTTACAAATTAGTAAAATCGAGAAATTAGTTATTTCTCTTATTAATGAAGTAATGTCTTTCCATTATCTAGTATTTACATCTAAAGCTAATGCTATAATGGGTCGGGCACGTCAAGCTCAAGCTATCTTAGCAGAGTTTGTAGATGCATTCACAGAATCTGTTGAAGTCAAAGAAGCAGCTATTGAAGAACTAAAATCTAAAGACATTGATAAAGGTCTTCTTAGCCGTGAGGAATTGAATAATTCTATCGTTGAATTAAAACATGATGAATTGCTTGCAGATTGCTGCATGAAAGAAGCAATGATTCTCGCCGAAGGTGTAAATGTAGAAGAACGTATTCAAACTTTACATGAAGGTGTGTTCAGCAAAACAATTGAATTCATTAAGAAAATTCGCGAATTCGTTGTTAACTTATTCAATAAAGTAATGGCTTGGTTTGATAAATTTATTAAAAATAATCAAGATTATATTAATAAATACAAAGATATCATTGCTAAACCTACAGCTGGATTTACAACTGTAAGTTTCGAAGATTATGATAAAGGTTTGGAACGTATCCGTGGCGGTGCTACATTAGATCTTGGTGATATTACTAAGGTTAATGCATCTACTGATATTGATTCTGCAATCTTTGATCTTCGTAAGAAATTGAATCCTGAATTCACTGATGCTAATGGTGATTGGAAAGAAGCATGTAATGGTTACTTCGTTGGTGGTGCTAATTCTAAGAAAGATAAAACACCTAACGATATTGACGTACAAGCTCTTGCTAATACCGTTCTTAATATTCCTAATGATATTAACAATATCAAAAAGGATATGACTACAATGCAACAAGCATTCAAATCTATTGAAACTGCATTGAATTCTGCATCTACTCGTGCTAGCCAAATTGAAGCTCAAAATAATCAACAAGGCCAACCTACAGATGAAAGTACACTTCTTTATTTGAATGAAGATGTATTTAATGAATTAGATATGGTTAAAGCTAATGCTGGTGCACCAGGTAATGCAGGCCAATCTCAATCTAATATCGCCAATGCCGGTAATAATGTAGCTAATAATATTAATAGTAATGGTACATCTACTAGTAAAGACTTTGCAGCAATGCAAAAATTTGCTAATAAATTGGCTTCTACTATTAGCACTTACTACCAATGCAAATACCAAATGGCAGAACGTATTATGTCTGATTATATGAAAATTATTAAAGTTCACGTATCTGCATATGTAAACGCTAATAATAACAACAATAATCAAAATAATAACAAATAAAAAATATCCCCATAGGAGTTGAACTCCTAT